CGTACTGCTGCCCCGCACCGACTAGTTTTATACCTCTATCTATCTGATCTACGATAGCAGATGAAGCATTAATTAAGTTATCTAGTTCATTTGAGTGAGCTGCGGAACTTATCGCTAACAGACTCACTATCATCATTTTGTTCTTCATTGGATTCGACACCTATACCAAGTACTGCATTAAACCAAAGTTGGGTTTTTGTAGGCTTTCTACCTAGTTTTCCGTAGGCAGGGACAAACAACTCGGGATCACTTTTCATAAGCAAGTAAGCCCTTTTCCCAACGACCAGTCTACCGCCTTGCTGTATTGGGCATGGCGTTCCTGACATAAACATCGACTTCCATACGATCTCGTCCTCACACATCCTAGCTACTGCTGCTACCTTCATACCTAAGTCTGACAGCAACTTTGCGTCTCTTCTGCGATCACAGTTTGGATCGACTTCGTATTCACCGTTCGATATGCCGACACCGACAGTTTGCAGCGAGCTTCCGCTGCCCTTTAGGCAAGTGTCCATACCATTACTCATATATGTAGGGCTAATAGCACTACCAACGGGTATTTCGCTACTAGACCCAGCACCGTTATATGTATTAGATACTGAGTCATCTTGAGTACTGTTATTACTAGACACCGTACTCCCGTCGCCGTTGTAGGTGTTTAAGCTACCTTCCTGAGCGTTATCAGCGTAAGACATCCCTGCGACAAGCATTAAAAGGTATAAATACTTGTGCATTATCTATACCTAGCTGTCTTTTTAGCTACGCGTTTTGGCTGTTTACTGAACTGTTTGCCTTTCTTAGTATCAGCCCGCTTCTTGGCACTAGTTTTTGCATACTCTTTCTTACTGAGAGACTCTCTAGCCTTCTTAGGTAAGTATCTTTCACCTGTAGCCTTAGAGCCTTGGGTACTGTTCTTACCTGACTTAGTACCCCATTTCTCTTTAGTCCATTTAGTAAGGGACTTCTGCGCTTTTGTCTTAGCACCGGAGTAGCCACCGCCTGTCTTTTTATAGCGTTGTGTAGCTAATTGGGCCTTCCTAGCACTCCACTGACCAGCTTTTCCGCCTTTAGTACCAGCTTTAACGGCGGCAACTATGCGTTTCCATTTCGCTTCGTCTGTCCTAGCCATGACTAGTAGCCTTTTTTCTTGACTACTTTCTTACCAGACTTCTTAGCAGCCTTTTTTGCTGCTGTCTTACCCGCTTTTGTGTACGGAAACTTCTTTTTACCTACTGTTGGCATAACTTTCTCCTTACCACTTAACTTTGTGAGACCAATAACGTGCTGACAGCTTTGACGGACTGCTATCTTGTGCGTTATGGCGTGCGTAATAGCTCTTCTTACGAGCTTTATCTTTAGCCGACTTAGGGTTTTTACCCGCTCCTTTCACACCTTGCTGGCCAAATCGGATCGTCTTGATCTTGTCACCCTGCTTTGCGACCACAACGTGGCTTTTAGTTGCGTGGCTGGGGGTCCTTTTTGGTTTGTTATAGCCCGAAACTCCAGCTCGGGCTAATCTTGGGTCTTTTTTAGCAGGCATATATCACCTCTTAGAGGATATCTCCTCTTAAACGTTTTAGGGTTGCTTCAGGAAGTGCGTCAAACTCTTCTTCCGTCATGTTTGATAGGTCTAGACCTTTTTCACCGTGTGTTGCAGCCCCTTCACCCTGTAATTCGGGCGGTTGGGCGTCTGCAGCTTTAAGTTTCTTGGCTACTTCTTTACGTTTTTTTGCTACTTCGTCAACATTTTGCTTTGGAGCGGTGTCAGCAGCTAAAGATGGCGCTGGTTCAGCCGTATCAACAAGTGAGTTCTCATTAATAACAAATTTGGCCGCCTTTGAGAGCGCTGCAACAGCGTTTTCACCTTTAATCATGAAAGCGTCACGTAGATCGATTACTTCTTGGGTCAAAGCTTCGTTGTATTGATCACTTTTAGAGTCAAAAATTGGAAACTCAGACTCTAGAGCTGTAGCTGCTTGCTGCAATGCGTTTGCTTGCTGATTTTGAGACACAGTTTCTGTCATTTTCTGTGACATTTCGTACTCAATCTGGGCTCTTTCAGCTTTCCTAATCTCCATTCTGATTGCAGCAGCTTTATCAGCCTCTCCATCGAGCACAGCGTTCTGATATTCGACCTCTTTTGCAACGAAGTTGTACTCCTCGGGTGCATCTTCAGCTGGAGCCTGTTGAGAGATCATGTCATCAAGCTGTTTTTGTAACGCTTTTTGCTTTTGAAGGACTTCATCTAGACGAGATTTTGGCACCATTGGGCGTTTTGCAGTCTCAGGCTCTGGTTCTGGTTCTGGTTCAGGTTCTGGCTCTGGCTCTTTTAGGGCTTCAGATACGCTTCCGTCGTCCTCAGATACAACTTCTTCGTCGGACTCTTCGGCGGTCTCTTCTTCGGCCACAACTTCTTCGGATTCTTCGGCAACAACCTCTTCAGTTTCTTCAGCAACTTCTTCCTCCTTTTCTTCTTCAGGTTCAGGTTCTGGGAAACTTAGATCTAGTGCTTCCGTCTCTTCATCTTCTACGATGTCAGCACCTGGCATTACATCAAACTCTAGCTTGTTATCGTCTTTCGCTTCTTCGCTCATTTCAAACTCCTATTGAGTGTTGGGGTTCTTTGCTGCGGTCTGCATCGCAGTTGCAGCGATACGTGTTGCAGCGTTAGTTTCTGACTGGTTTGTTCTAGTCTGGTTGGTTAAATCTGCTAACTCTCTACGCAGTGTTAGTTCTTGTTCCTTCATAGCCAGCTTGGCTTGTAGCTCTTGGACTCGAAGCTGCGGTTGTACATCAGCTGTATCCTGAACTTTCGCCATATTGACAGCGACTTCTGACTGAATCTTTCTAACTTCGGCTTGCATCTTCTCGATCTCAAGCTGGATTTGCTGCATTTGAATCTCTTGCTGCATGGCTGCTGCTTGCATTTGCTCTTCTGACTGCTCAACGCCTGTCATCATGCGGATACGTTTAGCCAGTTCACCTTTCTTAGATAGGTGGCTGTACTCGATAATTGCGTCATCAGGGATTGCAACGCCAGCCTGACGTAAGCCAATAGCTTCAGCAAACTGAACTTCATCGAAGCTGTCGCGTGCTGGTGCTGTAGCAATAATAACGTCGTACTCACCAACAGTGAGGTCATTTATAATAGTGCCCTCTGGAGTCATCTCATTAATAACTACTTCCTCACGAGGTTTTAACGGATCTGATTCATCGGTTACCTGAATTAAACGCTGTTCTGAGTAGAACGTTTGAATAAGGTTCAACACCTTTTCTGCTAAATACTGTCTAGACTTCTTCAAGTTATCTAATGGAACTTGAATCATTACAGCGCCACGGTTTTGTTTAGCTTGGATAGCTACACCTGAAACCTCTGGACTGTCTGAACCCAACATTGAATCGTTAATACCTGAGATAGCTTTGATGTTCGCAGCTGCTTTCATTGCGATACGATCGAGCCCAGTTGGTATTGAATTTGGTTGGATTTTTTGCGGTGGGGTTGTCCCTCTAGCATATTCGAGTACCAAGCCTGTTTCTGCACCGTGCTCCTCGAGGTCGTCAGCAGTCATACCTACCAACGAACCTGACTCTACCATCCAGCCTGAGTTAGCTGTTGTATTTACAATGTGTAGTTCTTGAGAAGCGATCTTGTTAAGTTGCTCTTGAGGCGATAATAAGTTTCTTACAACACCGAATGGTCTGCCTCTACGGAAATAGGCAAAGAACGGAACAATCGTAAAGTCGTTGTATGGGGACCAGTCATCATGCAGCACAACTTTGTCGCACGTAACACACCAGCGTACTTTACGCTTCATCTTACTAACAACTGTTAAGCCGTACTCTTTAGCGAACTTCTTAATCTTTCTATCGTTCCATGCGTCAGGGGCTTCTCTTGAATCACCTGTATTAGGGTCAACGAAGCAATTCACGCGGGACATTATTTTATACTGACGTTCAATGACTCGTAATGAACGGATGTTACCGTAATCATCCTCGTCTGGTGATACTGTGCTACCAAACAAATCGTCATCTGGGTCAAGGTCACCAAAGCGTTGCTCTTCGAACTCTACTGAATCACGACCAAAACTATTACCATTCTCAGCAATGAATCTTAGTTCTTCAGCCTTCTTCTCACCGTAAGCTTCTTGGATCTCATCAAGAGTCATCCATTTGGTTTCGAAGACTTCGCTCCAGGTCTTTGGGTCTGCATCTTTTGCATCTGGATCTATAAGAATGTCCAACGGGTCTTTAGCCGTGATCCGTACTTCACCTTCAACATGGTCAGTGAAATCCATACGGACATCGAAGTACCCTCTTCCGTCCATAATTAAGCCGTCTGCGAACACCTGATTCTCAATCCAATCAAGTTTGTTATTGTCGGCAACTTGCATAAATACTTTAGTCAGTACATCTGCAACTTCCTGATCGCCACCACGTCTTGGTTTAAATTTGATATCTGCCCTGCGGCTAGACTGTTCACCTAATATAGTATTAATAGTAGGTAGAATTGTATTAATAGTAAGAGCTGGGCGACCTTCTGCCTCAAGTGCGGCTTCGTCTTCTTGGTGCCACTGCTCACCTCTATAAAAGTCGTCACACTTCTTAGCCATATAGATATATTCTGCGTGGCCGTTGTCACGGGCTCGAACATAACGATCCCATTGGTATGACGCTTTAGCTTGTTCCTCTTCAGGGGTTAGCTTTAACTTTGATGGTTTTTTCATATTTATGCGCTCATAGCTGATTTAGTCCTTGGGTCTTTACCAAGGAGGGGCAGACGGTCCCGCCACGACGGTTCGTGGACCACGGGTGCTTGATATGTAGCAAACTCTGTCATCATCAAACCTAGCCAAGCTAGCGTATCTACCTGATCATCATGTACGCCATTCGGGAAGCGAAGTAACTCCGCCACCAAAGGGCCCGTAAACTGTTCGTCCTTGGGCAAATAAACCATGCCCTGTTGCATCCGACCTTGGATAGCTCTCGCACGAGCCTCTTTATCTCTGCGACCTGTTTTCAAATCTT